CTGTGGTTTTATCCAATCTATCTATCATTTCCTTGTTGTTGGCATCCACCGCAAGTTCTATGTCTTTGAGTATTTTGAGATTTGAATCTATCAGTTCCTGAAAGTCTTTTCCTTTGACACGTTCAAGTTTTTCGATCAATAGTTTAATTTCTTCTATGCTTAACATAAGGATATTTAAAATTCAAACAGTTTGTTGAATGTGTTTGTGGTCTCTGTTGACTGCACGTCCCATCCTAACACACCTATGAGGTTGTCTATCTTTTGATCGAGTATCGTAGCCTCCATGGCATCACCATCAAACGGCAATTCCTTGAACCAATCCGGTATACGCATCTCATCAACAGGGTATGCAATACTAGTGTAACCCAACGGATTCTGTTTTAATTTACACACGATGACCTTCGCACCATCCGTAATAGGCATACTGTACTTGTCACCATACATCTCCCTGCACCTGTTCCAATTCATGCTGGCTCTCACGTGTCCTGGCATGTTGGTCTTGCCCGCTTTCTCTTCCGCCGCTGTGTATTTGGTCATGTTGTTTGCCCTCTTGGGAGAGCCCTTCTCCCATCCTGGCCTAGATTTGAACTCTGCTCTGAATTCGCTGATTTTTTCTAGCACTTCTTTCTCGTCCTTGCCTTGTAGGACCATGTATAGAAGATCACTCAAGAAGTCCTGTACGAAAACGGGTGTGTCTGATCTTTTTAGATCTAGTCCCATCGCTTTCATCTTGCCATCCTTGCCGTCGACATCTGCACGTTTACCTTCCTTGTCGTAGTACAGCACAGCATATCTCTTCTTTGTGATGAACAATCCTTTTGATGCCACGAGCTCCCTGCCCGCCGCTATGACTTCTCCACGTGTGCTTGGACAATGGAAACCTTTCGTCATGAATGATTTGAAAGATCCGTTGACTTCATCTGCTATCCTGTCATACAGTGCCACAACAGAATCTTTAGTCCATGGGATGACACCCTCGTTGATCTCTTTCTGTAGTGTCTTGTATGCCGAGAAGTAAACGGAATCTGTGTCTCCATACACCACGCTCTCGCCTTTGTGGTCATACTTGCCCGCCACGATCTCATTGACCTTGCTGGCCATGTGCTTGGTGATACATCTGCCTGTTAGTGTCACACTCTGGCCAATCCTTATGTCAAAGAACCTACAACCTGGGTTCAGTATCGCACCATAAAGACTGTTTAGATTAATTTTCTTTACAAGTTGTCTCTTGTCCCAGTATTCCCTCTCAATTTCATTGTCTCCGCACTCACGCATCTTCTTCTGCATGTCCTGTCTCTCTGCGTACCAACGTTTCAACAATCCTGGAATGATCGCTTCATACTCGTATGTGAATATGGTACCATTGGCACTCAGCATCCATTTGTTGTTGCCATCGAATATGATCTCGTACAGTTGTGCCGCACTCATACGCACACTGGTCTTGTCCTCCCAGTCCACTATTATCTCCGTGCCCTTCTCCTGATTCATCACGGCCTGGTACTCCCAACTACCGAACTGGCTGTCCCAAGCGGCCGCGAATGATTTCTTGGCGTGTTTGGCCCTGTTGATCTCTGCTGAAGTGATCACTGGTCTTATCTGACCCACTATGGTCTCCGGACCCATGTTCAATGCCCTAATAACACTAGGGTACAGTGAGTTTATGTCAACAGATCCAATCCAGTCGTGTATGCCTTTTTGTGGGGTCGCCACGTGGGCTCCTGCCGCCGGTTGATTTTCCTCACCGTCTTTCTTGTACTTCCTGGCCGGCACCTGCATTCCACGTCTGTGTGTTTCATTTACGATCGCCTGTTCTGTGACCGCAACAGCACCCATCGTTGTCTGTAACAGTACAGTGTTCTGGTGTGCTATCTCATTGGCCAGTTCTATGAACTTCAATTTCTTCTCCAGTTTGGCCAACAGTGCTGTGTCCTGCCTGTTGTATTCTATGAACAAGCCAAAATCATTCTTGTATAGGTTATCTAGCGATCCCTCATACACAGTTTTCCTTTCGCCCAACTCGTGTTCGCCTATTGCATCAAGCCTGAAACTGTGTCTCTCCTCATATGTGTATTTCCTGTATAGTTCCAACAGGTCCAAGTGTACACGACCCACAAGATCAAAACTCAACTGTTCTCTGCCATACTTCTCGAAAACCCTCTTCTTTGGCTTCTCTCCCCAGAAACAAAGACGTCTTGTGTCGTCTGAACTCAGCACTTTCTGGATCCTGCCCACGGTGTATGGGATATCATATCCCTCACTGTTCCAACCTGACAGTATGTCTGCGTCCTGCACCAGTTCTAGGAATGCGTCCAGCATGTCCTTCTCTTTCTCGAAAAGCATGGTGTTGTCAAATCTTTTCGTCAGTTCTTTAGCGTCCTGCATACTGATCGTCTTGGGAGGCACAGCGAATGTAACCAGTTGGTCCGTCCAGCTCATGTAACAACTTATGGCAGTTATGGGCATGAACGGATCATCTGTTGTTGAATAACCCCGATCGGGATCGAAGTCCACTTCAATATCAAAAAACATCACATTCAATTTGGGCGTCTCCTTGCCCAGGTAGTTCTCTTCCAAACACCTGAACACGGGATTGATGTCATTCTCGTACAGTTGTTTGTTGGATCTTATTCGCTGTTCCTTTATGAATTCCTTGTGTGTGGCACACTGCACCCGCTGTAATGGTGCACCGGTCATTGACCTGTGTTTGCCCCTGGCGTCCTCGTAGTAGAACACGTACCTGGCATCATACTCCGTGAATATCCTGCCCTTCTTGGGATCACGTTCTACGACGTATATCTTGTCCTCGTCCTTCTTGTATAATGCATCTATGTAACTCATCTTACCACCATCCTGCGGCCACGCCGTATCCAAATATATTAACACAACTGAAGTAGAAAGTCAAAATCATCACCCATGCCGCGCCTCTCCTGTATGATGCGTAACACTGTGTGGTCGCACCAACGAAGAATGCTGGATACACTATGAGCATGTTGGGGTCTCTGGCGGATATCGCTAGTGTCATGCTGGCCGCAACTGTGAAAACGAAACTGACGAGTTCAAAATAGAACGCCGTCCTGTCACTCTCAAAACTGCGAAGCCAGAATGATCTGACTTTCGCTAACATTAAAGTTTGCCGGCCGTGTTCAGTATGCTCTCCAGCGTGTCCATCTCGTCTGCGATGTTCTGGTAGTTGCCTTTGTGTGCAACGGATATCGCTTTGTTGATCAGTGCCGGTTTCAGTTCCAGTTCTTCTGCGATTGCTTTTACTGTGTCTTTCAATCCACCCTTCAAATCTTCTACTTCACCTAGTACCTGTGAGCCTTGGGAAATGATCTGGATCAATTTCTGCTTTTCAGCGTCGTTGAAGTTTCTTACTGCCATTTGTTTCTCCTGTTGTTTATGAAAGTATTATAATACACTTTTTCGTTTGTGTAAACTATTTTCTTTGTGGATCCATTATTGGTTTGATTCTGTCATCCCAATCCGTGCTAGATTCAAATATAGAGCACTCTGCAACAGTGGCGTCATCCACGTCTTTGGTAAACTTATTCCAGGTACTACCTGATTTTGATTTGTATCGAAAGTCTGAATTGATAATTTTACCAAACTCCTTGATATCGTCAAACAACGCATCGCAATCTTTTGATGTGAACACGGCAAAATTTTCCGTGAGTACCCTACGTTCTAGTCCGTTGTAAGACTCTCTAAGTCGATCAAGGTGAACTGGATTTGAGTGATGATCGAAAATCAAGGTATGCACCCCTTCTAATATATTGGGATCTATTGGATCATGTTGGACCGTGCCTGAAACTAGCAAATCAACTCCATCGAAATATTTGTTTTCATACCAATGATTATGGAATGTGTATTTGCCTTGATATCCGTATAGTTGTTTGTACTGCTTGTGCTTTCTACTGAGCCATGTGTTTGCAGGACATCCGTCAACGTTGATGCATTCTTTGATGCTGTCCACTCCGTATTGAGATATAAAGAAATCTAGATTTGAAAATCCACCTATCCACCCAACTTTGTTTGGTTTGAAATTATGCATTATTCTATTCAACAATAGGTAATCAACAAATCGGTAAGGCAAGTACATGGTGTCTTCCTTGATTAACTCTTCATTATTGCCGTCGTTGATTTGTTTCTTGAGGGTGTACCAAAATTTCCAGTCCATGGAACTATTTAATTAGGTCCAGCAGTGATACTATTTTTTCTTGGTGGCCACGTTCTTGGCCTTACCACGTCTGTTCTTGTTGGGATCCTGCCTACGCTTCCTGCTGGCCGCCGACTTCCTGCCTTTCTTGCCCAGTGCGTGTGCTTTGGATCTTGGTAAGCATTTGGGTTTTCCTTCTTTTGAAGAACCCCTCGCACAGTCGCCCCTGATCTTTCCATCAGGACCAAAACGCACCCATTTGTCCTTGAACCATTTCTTGAGGTCCTCGTTCAGTGATTCTGCGAATACCAATCCACCGCAGTTCACACAGAAGTCAACATCTTCTTTCTTGACGCAGTTGGGCACACGTTTTCCGAACATGGTTTTCATGCCCTTCTTCTCGTAGCCTTTCCAACACTTCTCCGTGATTATCTCACTGGCTCTCATTATTTCTTGCTGTTGCCCCAGTTGGCCGCACCCTTTTTACGGCACTGCACCAATGCACCACTGGCGTAGGCCGAAGGCCATACCTTGTATCTTGATTTCACTTTGTGATAGCAGGCGTCTTTCTTCTCTGCTAATTGCTCGAACTCTTCCTCTGTGATACCAACCACTTCAGTGATACGCATGTTACCACTTTCTACAAGACCAATATCTCGCTTTTGTCTTTGGTCCTGGGTTGGCACAGTTGTGTCTTGCCCTGAAAGATTTTCTCGCTTTTGGATTTGATTTCCTGATCCTCATTGTGGGTCTCTTTGCACTTGTACCACCGTGTCCAAAGTTTACTTTTTTCACGTTGCCGGTTTTTGGATCTTTGACATACACTTTGAATTTCTTGACATCACCTCTCATTGGTTTGTTGAGTGGCACTTTCCTGCCCTGGTACTCTGCGTCAAACAGTTCCGTCTCGTCTTCTGGGAAACCCAATGGACCAAGCACTTCCTCGAAGTCCTCATCCTCTTCTATGTCAAACTCATCACCTTCTGGGAATGGTTTGAATGATTCTTCTGCTCGGACCTGTTTGAACATTGAAGAACTAGAGACTTTGCCTATGGCTGTGCTGGCCACGTCGAAGTGTGCCCTGCCCTTCTCCTGTTGTCCCTGTTCTGACCATTTGATTGATCCTGACGGCATGCCCAGTGTCTTCTCCAGTGCGGCTTCCACTGCCTTGTCCGTGTATATCTCCCATGGTCCGTCGTGTTCCATTGTGAGTTCCACGTAGTCATCCATGTCAGGATAGTGTGAT